GATTTATCAAAACCGCCATATGGACGGTGTAGAATTGATGTATCTAAAGCATCAAGTCACACAGGATTTTCTTGATGCAATTCAAGCTAAAGCACTCGATAAGAGTACTGGTATCACTACCACCACCGCTAGTGCAAATATTACTGGAATTGGCGTCACCACCTTTAGTTATGAGGAGAACCAGAATTTCATCCAGATTCCTGACGCGGTTATTGGGATCGAAAGAGTTTTCAAACTGGACAATCGTCTGATCTCGACGAACATGTTCAACATCAATTACCAAATGGCGTTGAATGATGTGTATTTTTTCAGTTCAATGGAACTGCTTGGATACACAATGACTAAGAGATATCTGGAAGATTTGGATCATATCCTACATCCAGAAAAACAGATTAGATTCAATCGTCGTCAAGGTCGTCTGTACTTGGATGTTGATGGCAATAGTATGCAGGCTGGAGATTATCTAATCATTCGTTGCTACAGAGTTCTCAACCCAAATGACTATACTAAAGTATATAATGATCCTTTCTTGAAAAAATACTTTACTGCATTGTGTAAACGGCAGTGGGGACAAAACCTAATCAAGTTCCAAGGTGTCAAGTTGCCAGGTGGAGTTGAACTCAACGGTAGGCAAATGTATGAAGATGCTCTTGGCGAAATTGAGAAACTTGAGGAAAGGATGACCTATGAGTATGAACTTCCTCCTCTTGATCTTATTGGATAATGGCACTAAATCCCTTCTTTCAGCAAGGCACTGTAGGTGAGCAAAGTCTTGTACAAAATCTCATCAATGAACAGATCCAAATATATGGGGTGGAGTTTGTTTATCTGCCCAGATATTTTGTAAATATAAAAAATATAATGCGGGAGGTTACAAGTTCTGAGTTCAAGAACTCCTTCCCGATTGAAGGGTATATTGAATCCTATGAAGGATTTGATTCTGGATACAATCTGCTTACAAAATTTGGGGTGAGAACCACCGCAGAGATGAAGATTGTTATCTCTCAGGATAGGTATACAAACTATATTACACCGCTGATTGCAGGAAGAACTGGTTTATCGAAAGATCCTACTCGTCCTCTAGAAGGAGATCTTTTATATTTTCCATACAGAGATCTTCTGCTGGAAATCAAGTATGTTGATGATATCAGCAACTTCTATCAACTACGGAAGAACTATTCATATACTCTAACATGTGAACCGTTCGAGTATGAGGATGAAGTTATTGATACTGGAATCACTGTCGTAGATGATGATTTTGCTACGGCAGGATACAACGCTACCTTGAGACTGGTCGCGGTTGGTAACACTGCATCTGCAATTACCAGTCTACAAACAGGTATCCGTTCTATCACATTGGTGGACGGTGGTACTGGATGGACTGCTGATCCTCCAGTGAAGATTGCTCCTCCCATAGGAGGAGGAACAACAGCAACTGTTGTTGCTATCACTAGCGTTACCTCAGGATTTGGTCGCCGTAGAATTAGCGAACTTTATATTAGTAATCCAGGTACTGGTTATACAAGCACCCCTTCCATCCAATTCCTTCCTGAAGATGGTAATGGTATTGGTGGTGCCGCACAAGTCTCTATCTCTACAACAGGTGGTGTCGGTGTTGTTACCGTTACCTCTGGTGGTAGTGAGTATGTTGTTCCTCCCACGATTACCTTCTCTGCACCTCCCGGAGCAGGTCACACTGCTAAAGGTTATGGTGTTCTTGGAGCCAATAGGAACCTTCAATCTATTCGTATTACTGACGCTGGCAGTGGTTATACCACTGTACCCACTATTCAAGTTTCTGCTGCGGGAACCGTTGGTGTTGGAACATTCTCTTATGGAGAAGTTATTACTGGACAATCTACTCTTAGCACAGCATTTGTTACCTCTTGGAATGCTTCCAGTTTGACTTTGACAGCACGCAACATCAGCAATGACTTCCAAGTTGGTGAATTGATCGTTGATAATGAGGGTTCTGCATATCGTCTAAATACTATTGACTATGATGATACTGAAGACGAGTTCAACACTGGAGACGTAATTCAGATTGAGTCAGACGGTATTTTAGATTTTACAGAGAAAAATCCATTTGGTGAAGTGTAATGATTGGTAATTATTTTTACAATGAGACTATTCGGAAGACTGTAGTTGCATTCGGCACTCTGTTCAATAATATCACTATCAAAAAATATGCTAGTGATGGAAAATCTATTAGTCAAATAAAAGTTCCTATTGCATACGGACCTATCCAAAGGTTCCTTGCCCGCATTGAACAACAATCAAACTTTGATGACAACATAGCGATTTCTTTGCCTCGCTTGTCATTTGAGTTGTCTTCATATACTTATGATGCTACTAGAAAAGCATCTCCAATTCAAAAGTTTACTATGAAATCTCCGTCTCAAAAGACGAAGATCAAAAAAATGTTTCTACCAGTCCCATATGATGTGGGATTTAGACTTAGTTTTGCGACTAAGTTGCAAGATGACGCTTTGCAAATTATAGAACAAATTTTACCATTTTTTCAACCTGCATATAACGTAACAGTAAATATGCTAGAAGGTGTGGAAGAAAAGAGAGATATTCCTTTTACTCTATCAAATGTATCTTTTACTGATGAGTATGAAGGTGATTTTTCAACTCGTAGATTCATTCAATATGATCTTGATTTCGTAGCAAAAACTTACTTTTATCAAGAAGTTCCTACGGACGAAAATGGAATCATCAAAAAAGTTCAAATCGATTACTCTACCGCTGTCCGCGCTCCAAGGGAGCAACGGTACACTGTTGTTCCACAAGCCGCCAAAGATTATAATGATGATGGCACAGGGTCTCTTGCCGCCGCCCTCAATCAAAAAGCAACACTCGTAAAAGTTACATCAGGATCTTCTTTCACTGTTGGAGGATTTATTCAAATCAACAGTGAAGTTATGAAGGTCAAAGAGATCTCCGGTAACGACTTGATTGTCATGCGTGGACAGTTTAGCACTGCCAATGGTTTGCATGCTAGTGGAGATAGTATCGATTTAGTCAACTCAGTTGATTCAGATATTGTTGATTATGGGGATACCTTTGGATTCTCAGAGACCAGATCTTTCTTTGATGCAGATGGTCTTGAATTTAGTCCTGTTTCTGGTACTGATTTGTGAAGAAAAACTTTGATGCTATTGATAAAGCACTAGATGTAAAGTCTGAGATTGTTAGTGAGACAAAAGAAATCAGTAAAAAGATCAAGGAAAAACCAGATGCTCCTGATCTAGATTATGAATATTCTCGTGCTCAACTGTATAATCTTGTAGAAAAAGGACAAGAAGCAGTAAACGGTATTCTTGATGTGTGTATGGATACACAACATCCTAGGGCATATGAAGTTGCTGGACAGTTGATCAAACACGTTGGTGATGTAACTGATAAGATTGTTGATTTGCAAAAGAAAATGAAGGATCTGAAAGCAGAAGATGGTCCTAAAAACGTTACTAATAATGCTTTGTTTGTAGGTAGCACAAGTGAACTACAAAAGATGATCAAAAAAGGTCTGCTAAATAATACCGATAAGTAGTCTTCCAGATGAATTATACTTATAGATTGCCTATTTTTGAAGCACCTGGTGATGCGTTCGCTAAGATGAGCGACGATCAGTTCGCCGACTATAAGCAAAAGAATCCTGGTGGGGCAGATAAAGCAGATAGAGTACGTAAGCAGGCGCAAGCACGTGCCAATAAATCCAACACATCCACAAAAAAAGGTGGTCCTCTTGCCAAGCGTGGCAGTAATTCACAAGGCAGTCAGTCTAATAAGGGTGGTGCCCTGGTAAAAAGACAACCAGGTGCTTTAGTAAAATCAGATAATGTAAGTAAGGCAGTAGACATGGGTGTGGTGGACGTGAAAGTCCGTGATGTAACTCCTGAAAAGAAAATTTCTGGTTCTGGGAATACTAAAGGTTCCAGTTCTAGTTCTAGTTCTAGTTCTGATAGTTCTGGAGGTCAACGCCGTCCTCCATCAGGCGCTGGTAAAAAAGACATGACAAGACAAAAAGGTGGTCCTCTTGCCAAGGTTGACGGTAAAAAACCAGGCACCCAGAAACCAAAAGGTAAGGGTGGGATGAAACTTAGATCAAAAGCACATCTGGCCGCAAAAGCAATTGGGTGGGCAGCAGGAGTAGCAAGAGATACTATTGGTGGTACTGTTGGTGCATTTGGAAAATCTTCTTGGAAAGAAGGTATTACTTACCAACAGTATGTTGACACTGTTGTTCCTATCTTAGAATCTGCTAGAGATCTTCAAGAAAAACCAGGTGATGGTTATATTGGACCAACGATGAATGTTAGTGGCAGACAAGTTGGTGTTCCAAATCCTATTCGTGTTGCTCAGGATGCCGCAGATACTGCAAACAGAACAAATCAAAAAAAAGTTGATACGTTGAATAAGATCAGTCCAGGATCTGCTTCAATGCCAAACTATAAACTTCATAACAAACAAAACAGCACTGCTAGTCAGACGCTCTTTGGATTTCGTAAAGAAGCTGCTGCATGGCAGCGTAAAGAAGGTAAAAACAAGAAAGGTGGATTGAATGAAAAAGGACGCAAATCTTATGAACGCGAGAATCCTGGTTCTGATCTCAAGGCTCCTCAACCTGAAGGGGGTCCTAGAAAGCGATCCTTCTGTGCGAGAATGGGTGGAGTCAAAGGACCGATGAAGAAACCAAATGGAGAACCTACTCGTAAAGCTCTTGCCCTTAGAAAATGGAAATGTTGATTAGGTGATTTATGAGTGACATTTATCTTGGTAATCCTAATCTAAAAAAAGCAAATACCACACAGGAGTTTACCGAAGAGAACATTATTGAGTTCGTTCGGTGCAAAAATGATCCTGTTTATTTTACAGAAAAATATATAAAAATTGTCAACGTGGATGAAGGTCTCGTTGGATTTGAGATGTATCCTTTTCAAAGGAATCTGATCAGAAACTTCCACGCGAACAGATTCAACATCTGTAAGATGCCACGACAGACTGGAAAGTCTACAACTGTGGTGTCGTATCTATTGCACTACGCAATCTTCAATGATAACGTCAACATCGGAATCCTCGCAAACAAAGCAGCTACGGCTCGTGATCTCCTCGGCAGACTACAACTGGCGTACGAGAACTTGCCGAGCTGGATGCAGCAAGGCATCATAGCTTGGAACAAAGGATC